CACTTGGTTTAATGGCAACAAGGTTTTTATCTGGTATATCTTCTGAGCTTGGTGCAGTAGTAGATTTATCAAGCGGTAATGTACCAAACCCTCATGCTGCACTTTTGTTTAATGGAGTGAATTTAAGAAGTCATTCATTCAATTGGAGACTTTCACCAACCAGTTCTGGAGACGAAAAAAAATTACATACAATTTTTAATACATTTAAAAGACATATGCTCCCAACTACTAAAGGTATAACAACGAGTGGTAAAGGAGATGTATTGATGACATATCCTGATGAAGTGGATATCACATTTCATGGTTCTGATAGCAAGTTATATAAAATGAAAAGATGTGTTGTTGCTGATATGACTATCAATCAAGCTCCTGAGGGCCCTGCTTTTCATGCAGGAACTGGAAATCCGGTTTTTTATGGATTGTCATTAAATTTACGTGAAGTTGAAATAATGACTAGAGAAGATTTTGATGAACCAGCTGAAGCTGTGGATTATGGAGCAACATAATGAGCTATTTCAACAATTTTAAAGATATAGTATATAAAAATTATACTGTAAAGAATATATTGGAAAGTGTAAAAATTAGAGATTTAATTGATGATGATGTAAGAGCATACTTACCTTACACTATAAAAGATGGAGATACAATTGAATCAATAGCCTATCATTATTATGGTGGTGTTGATTATTTTTGGTTAGTATGTCTTTCAAATAATATTGTTGATCCATATTATAATTGGCCAATGAGTATAAGTAATTTTAACAAACATATAATTAAAAAGTACGGTAGTTCTGATATTGCTAAATCCACAATAAAACATTATAAAGATGGGGATGGTATGTTGTATTCCCCTGATAGTTATATTTATTCGCCACATGGAGTAGGAAGTTGGGTTGCTGTTGATGCTTACACAGCTGAAGATGAATTAAATGAACAAAACAGAAACATTTTATTATTGGATAAAGCATATTTAGGGAAGGCCCAAGAAAACTTGAAAGAATTGTTAGATGGCAACAAATGAATATAATCCAGCTGGCTCAGGCGGATTAAAAGAATTAAGGATTCAAAGTGGATCTCAAAAAATAAATTTAATACCTTTATTAGAATCAATTCAAATTAATGAGAATTTGATGGGTCCTTCATTTACAGGTATGATTTACATAATTGATGCTCTAGATATAATAAATTCGTTACCAATAATTGGCGAAGAGATTGTAACTTGCGTTTTAAATACACCACCTCTTGGAGATAGAAAATATACATTTATGGTAACAGCTGTAGATAATATTGTTTCAACTGCATCTTCTACTGCTAGTAGATATATATTGACTTTAGCTACTTTGGAAGAAGTTGAAAATGCACTAGTTAGTGTAGATACATATTTAAACAATATGATAGCAATAGATGCTTTTAAAGTGTATCAAGATACATTAGAAAATATAGATAATACTCCTTTTAACTATCACTCAACTGGAAATAGGTCTGATTATCTTTCGAATGGTTTATTACCATTTGAAGTTATGGATCATTTATGTGGCAAAGCGTACAGTCAAGATAGTTCAGCTTCTTATTTTACATTTTATAGAAATATAGATGGATTTAATTTCCATGATTTGGAATTACTAATACAAAATGGCAGAGATAATCCAGTCGCAGAATATTCATATGCTGAATCGATACGAACTAGTGGTGATGATAAAAACAAATGGATTAACGATTTTTATAATATTAAAGATTATGTTATTGATAAAAGATCAAATATTGGAGATAGAATATATAATGGGGGGTTATCATCTAGTGTTGAAGAGGTTGATGTTATATCAAAAAAAATTACATATCATGATTATGTGTCTCATGCTTTTTTCAACAATACTAAAAAATTTGCAACAGATGAAACAGCTGTTAATCCAAATTCCGATTCATTTCTTGAAAAATACGCCTATAAAATAAACAATCAAACAACATATATTACTGATGCAACCAGATCGGATGTATATGCTACTTCTATAATTCCAAGAAGATTGTCATATAGTTTATTAACGCAGAATATGAAAATGAGTGTGACAGTACAAGGAAATGTGGAATTATCAGTCGGCAAAATAGTAAAATTAAATATTCCAACAGTTCATGGATTTACTGTTCCTAAACTTTCTGATGAACTGGTATCTGGTAACTGGTTAATAACTAATTTAGATCATGTTACTAATGGCCAAAATTTTGAATCAATATTCAAATGTATAAAGGTTGGGTTTAAAAAAGGTTTTAGAAATGAAGAACACTACAAAAAGCAATAATATATATGTTGGCGTTGTTGAAGATCGTAATGATCCAATGCAAATGGGTAGAGTTAAAGTAAGATACACTGGAGTCCATACTGAACTTAAATCCCAAGTTCCTACGCATGATTTACCTTGGTCTCAAGTTGTACAAGATGTAACATCAGCTGCAATTTCAGGAGTAGGAAAATCTCCTACTGGTATTGTTGAGGGAACATGGGTCATAGGTATGTTTTTAGATCCAGCATACAATCAAAAACCTATTGTTTTAGGAACATTAGCTGGATATCCTGTAGAAGCCTCAAATCCTAAATTAGGATTTAATGATCCTAACGGTAAATATCCATTATCTATAGAACAATCCGATATTCCTGTACTAGCTAGAGAAGAGGCTGAAAGTAGTATTAATTTAGCAACTAAACGAGAAACAAGACTGCAAGATATTCCAACAGCTATTGCTCCTCATGTATTTTCAGTTATGCCAGATAAAAATGATCGATCTTTATACAACAGATCTTCATGGAGTGAACCTAATCCAAGGTATGGAGGAGAAAGTTCGGATCAATATCCTGATGGAGTAACAGAATCAACATATCCTTTTAACCATGTACATGCAAGTGAGTCTGGACATGTTCATGAAGTAGATGACACTCCAGGAGCAGAAAGAATTCATGAATATCATACAGCTGGAACTTTTAGAGAAATACAACCTGATGGCAATCGTATAACAAAAATTAATGGTGAAGATTATGAAATAGTAGTAGATAACAAAAATTGTTATATAAGGGGATCATTGAATGTTACTGTTGCAGGAAATGCAAGATTGTATGTTCAAGGAGATATGATTACTGAAGTTGATAAAGATTATTATTTGACTGTTAAAGGGGATATGGTTACTAAAGTTCAAGGTAATAGAGTCACAGAAATAGTATCTGATTCAAGCACACAAATAAATGGAAATAATAGTGTGCGTATAACTCAAAATCATACTGAAACTATAAACGAAAATTTTACTTCCTCAATTGGTATAAATAGTAAAACAACTATAGGTGGTAATAGTAATATTTCAGTTACAGGTAATCATTTTCATATGAATACAGGTGATTACAGTGTAGTTGTTGTTAATAATATTAATGTTGGGGCAGCTAATACTATTGGATTTGCTGCAGATAATACAATGGCTATAAAATCAACAAATAGTATGACAATTGAAACGGATTCAACAATGGATGTAAGTTCAGTAGATAATATGACTACTACATCAGGCAATAATATGAATATAACTGCTAGTGCTGATTTAACCGAAGTAGCCAATACAATTAACATGAACCCATAGGATATAATATGCCAGTTCAAGAAGTGAAAGACACAAAAATAGTATCATTATTTGAAGAACCTGTAGTTATAGATACAGTTCAAGGTAAGAATTATGGATCCAATTTTTTTGCTACAGCTGCATATGAGCAAGATGGTAAAACATTATTTTTAACAAAGAAATATTCTGTCGTAAAGGTTGAGTATACAACTGCTAATGAACAAAACGCTCCTAAAAAAAGTGATGGAACGGCATATCTTCCTCCATTAACATGTGGTCCTGATGGTAAATTACAAAATCTAGATGAAGTAATAGGTCTAGCAACTGACAAAGCATTGGAAGCAATTAATGATCCCACTAAAGGTATTGCTGCTAACATTGGAAAAATAAAATCTGAAATTTCTGGTGCATTGGATGAAGTTAATAGTAAAATATCAGACTTAGCTAAACCAGAATCTGAGCCAGCTAAGAATATGCAAAAAGAGTTTGAAAAACTTTCAGCAAAGTTGAACGATCCTGAATTCGGTAATGAATTGAGTGGAAAAATATCTGGAGCTGCTGATAAAATGAGTAAATTTTTAGGAGGGGCTTTGAGTGGATCGATGCCTGCTGGTGATAGTTTGACAAATTCCATTAATAGTGCAATTGGAGGAATGAATATTGATAGTGGTGCTATCCAATCTGGTTTGAATGCAGATATGGCAAAAGCTCAAAATTTTTTATCTGGTGAGGGGGATGGTTCTTTATCAGGAGAACTTTCTAAAGCATTTGGTGGTAATTTAGGGTCATTAGGTGCTGGTGGTGATATAAGTGGTGCGCTTAGTGGAGCTACTGGAAATTTAACAGGAGGATCGATACCAAGTGTTAGCAGTACAGAAATATTAAGTAAGTATAATGCATCAAAACAAAAAGCAATCGCTGAATTTGAAAAATCCTTTGGCCCAGCATTGGGTAAAACTGGAACAAGTGTACAATCTCTTATGGGAAAATTAAATGATCCAAATAACAAATTAGATATATGTAAATTCTGTCCTAATGTTGATTTGGTTGAATCTGGAAAAGATTCTACTGGTGCACCTATATTTAAAGATATAATAAAAGGTACACCTTTAACTGTTCCTGAGACCGATGCTGTAAAAGAAAAAACTCAAGTTGATGTTATACCAAAAGAAGCTATAAAGGTTATTCCTCAAAATAAACCTGATGTTGGATCACCAGGATCTATTATAAAAAAAGAAAGTACAGCTGAAGTATTGAACAACTCAACAACTGCTAATAAAATTGTGGTACCACAAGCTCCTGTTGTAACAACACCAAAGGCAGATAAGAAAGAAAAAATAGTTTTTAATAAAAGAGTATACCAAGTTAGAGATGAGTTGTATGGAAATTTAGTATCTTTTACTTTAACAATAAGCAAAGTAACGGGTAGTTTTATATGGTATGGTAGTATGGTAGGTATCAGAGGAGTTGCTGATGGAGGTGGTATAACTGATGAAGGTTTTCTTAAACCAGATGTAGGATTGCCTGAAACTGCTCCAAAATTTTGGGAATTGTATACAAAGAAATGGAAAGAACAACAAAAAGCTAAGATTGATCCAATACAAAGTGAGATAGATGATTTAAAAGCCTCTAAAATATCAGAAGTTAAAAAATCTCCTAGTTTGTCTAAAAACGCAAGAGTAGCTAAACTCCAAGGTGAATTGGCTCTATTTAAAGAGGATGAAAATCGGTTGTTTGAAGGTCTGCAAATGAAAAATCAAATAACAAAAACAAAAATTTATAGACAATATAGATCATCAAGTTCAAAATTACAAGTCAGACAAAATCAATTATCTTTAAATCCGGTAGTTGTATTTAAGCCAGTTTTATTAAGTGAGAGTCAGTTTTACCAAGAAGCAATTGAAGATGATACAGATGTTATGAATGCATTAGCAGATTTAATTGAAACATATGAAAGAAGAATAAGATTCGTTAGAAAATTGAGTGGATTAAAAGGTGAAATAACAAATGAAGATGATGTTGAAAATGAAATAAAAGAATTGAAAAATCAAATAAGACGAATAAAAGAAATGACTCCAAATTATCCATTTGGAGACCAACTACAACAATGATCTAATTTGTACTAAATAGATAGATAGAGGTAAACCATGTCTACAAAAGTAAATAGAGAAGTATATAGTGACTTTAGAAATGATTTTGCATTTCATCCTATTAAAAAAGATATTGTTAAAGTAACTAATGAAGAAGCAATCAAGCAAAGTGTTCTTAATTTGTTACAAACTAATCAAGGAGAAAGATTGTTTCAACCTACACTTGGTGGTGATTTGAGTGCATATCTTTTTGAAAATGTCACTCCATTTACTGAAAAAGCAATACAGAATGCAATTGTTGCAACAATAGAAAACTATGAACCAAGAGCTGGTTTATTAGATGTAATTGTTTCTGCTAATCCAGACATGAATAGATATTCTGTGACAGTTTCATTTTATGTAATAAATAAAGAAGAGCCTGTACAATTAGATTTTATTTTAGATAGGGTAAGATAATGCCAGCAAATTCCAGTTTAGATATATCAAGTTTAGATTTTGATCAAATAAAAACAAACTTAAAAACGTTTATGCGTAATCAAGGGTCCTTCCAAGATCTTGATTTTGAAGGATCTAATTTAAATGTATTGGTAGATGTTTTGGCGTATAATAGTTTTTACAATAACTTTTATACAAATATGTTAGCAAGTGAAATGTTTATTGATAGTGCTATTACTCGTGATGCTATAATATCTCATGCAAAAGAATTAAATTATAATCCTCGAAGTTCAAGATCAGCTGTGGCTCATATAGATGTAACTATTACTCCTACAGATGATCCTGCAACAATTACTATACCAAAACATTATCCAATTACAACAACTATTGAGGGAAGATCATTTACATTTAGAACTGATTCTGCCCATGTAATAAAACCTGATAGTTTAGGTGACTACATAGCTTCAAATGTTGCATTCTTTGAAGGTAGACAAATTTCTGAATATTATACTGTAACAGCAAACACATCTCAAAGATTTAAACTTAACAATAAAGATATTGACACAAGAAGTATTGAATTGAGAATAAGAGAGTCCAATACTGTTACAACAAATACATCATGGAGAAAAGCCACTAGTTTATTTGGCGAAGGTGCATCTTCTAATATATTTTTTGTAGCTCCATGTGATAATGAAAAATGGGAAATCCAATTTGGTGATAATATTGTTGGTAGACGACCTGTAGCGGGTAATATTGTTGAAGTTGATTATAGAGTTTCTTCTAAAGACATTGCTAACAAAGCAACAACATTTAATTCTACGACAAGTATAGATACATATGGGGATATTACTTTAAGCACACAAATAGAATCAACAGGGGGTGCAAATATTGAATCGATTGAATCAATAAGATTTAATGCACCAAAAACTTTTCAAATACAAGATAGGGCAGTTACACCAAATGATTATAAAATAATTATCCAATCAGAGTTCCCTGAAGTACAGTCAATTGCTGTTTATGGAGGAGAAGAATCTAATCCTCCAAAATACGGAAGAGTTATAGTATCAGTTGATTTAACTGATGCAGATGGTATTCCAGAATCAAAAAAAACATTAATTAAATCATTTCTAGAACAAAGAACACCTGTTGCTATTAATGTAGATGTAATAAATCCAGACTTCTTATATTTAGATGTTACAACTGATGTTAATTATAATATTAATACAACTAATGCTACACCTTCACAAATTACAAGTACAGTTTCTAATGCAATAGTAAATTATGCAAATGTAAATATTAATACATTTGAAAAACCATTGAGAAAATCAAAATTAATATCTGTAATAGATAGTTCTGATCCAAACATATTAAGCAATAAAACTACAATATTACCATATAAAAAAATAAATCCTTCATTAAATACATCTTATGCCTCAACGTGTAATTTTCATAATAGTCTAATAGTTGATGATAAGATAAATGCAAATACTAGAATAGAAACTCATTTACCAGCAATTCAAAGTAGTAGTTTTACTTACAATAACATTAGCTCGTTTATTATTGATGACTCACTAGGTGCGTTAAATATAGTAACTAATGCGAATGGTGTTTATCAAACATTGAAAAGTAATATAGGTACTGTTGATTATAATAGTGGAGTTGTGTCAATACAAGGATTAAATGTAAGTACGTACTTAGGTGATTCAATACGATTGAAAGCAAGAGTTTCTAGCACAGATATATTAACTAATCAAAATACAATATTACAATTGAATGGTGATGATATTACCGTTAATGTGACTCAAGAGCGAGTATAATGAACCAAAATAAGAATATATCAAATTTTATTTCTGAACAATTTCCAGAAATATATCAATCTGAAGCGAGACCTTTTGTTGCTTTTGTAACTGAATATTTTCAATTTTTGGAAAGTAGTAAACAGACAATTGACATTAATAGGTCATTATTAGATAATAGAAACATCGATGACACCGTTGATGATTTTTTGATACATTTTAAAAATACATATTTACAAAGTTTACCACTTAATACAAAAGTGGATACAAAATTTTTAGTTAAGCATATAAAAGACTTATATACTTCAAAAGGTTCGCCAAGATCATTTAAATTACTATTCAGATTATTATTTGATGAGGAAATAGATGTAAAATATCCAAGTGAAAATATTTTTAGACTATCTGATTCTGATTTTTTTAAACCTCAATATATTGAAACTTCATATACTGATAAAGTATTGACCTTTCAAGGTAAGGAAATTGTAGGTTCATCATCGAATTCAAAAGCCTTTGTTGAATCTATCTCAACAAGATTGATCAATGGCAAAGAGGTAATAATATTAACATTATCTAATGTTAGGGGTTTATTTCAATTAAATGAATTGGTAACTAGTGATGGAGATACGAGGAATTGTCCAGTAATTACAGGTTCATTGACAAACATTGATTTGACAAATGGTGGCCAGGACTTTCAAATTGGGGATACATTTGATGTTGTATCAGCTGATGGTAAGGGTGGTAGAGCTAGGGTAACATCTATTGAAAATGCAACTGGAAGAGTTCTTTTTGAATTATCATCTCTAACATTCGCTCAATCTGCTATTGATGGAGGAAGTGGATATACACTTACTGATGCAACAAACACAGGAGTAAGTTCTGCTACTATAGAATATAATAATTTTAATTCAGCTGATCCAAATATTAGTAATTTTTTTAGGTTTGAAACAATAAGACAGCCAAATCAAACAATTAGTTATTTGAGTGGGAGTGATATAACTAACAGTATTGAAATTGGAGATTATGTGAATGGAGCTAATTCAACAGGTGGAATAATTGCTAATGGAATTGTTGCCTCTGCTACAACTGAGGGTGCAAATGGCTCTGTTATAATTATTGTAAATACAGGAGATTTTAGCAATTCTTCTGATTTATATCTAAATGGTGTTAGTACAGTAAATGCTATTATTGATACAACATCAAATACCCATGTTACTGGTAATTTAGTAAATTCAAATACAACATATTTGGGTATTGCTGCAAATAATTTATCTTATTTTACAACAAATAATGCATTTGTAATTGGAGACAGTTCAAATGGAACGGCTTCTATAATATCAGCAGGTACTGGTTCTGGAGCAGATTTCAGCGTTGGGACTATTAGTAATACAGAAACTATTTCATTATATACCGATTTTATAAGAGAAAAAGGAGTTGCTAATCAGGCATACCTTGATGTAAAATTAGACGGATCTAATTCTGGTATTGGTTTTTTAGGATCTGTTACTGTGAATGATGGAGGAACAGGATATAGTAATAATGATACTATAGCATTTTCAGGGGGAAACCCAACTACAAATGCATCTGCTAATGTTCAAACATATACCAATGGAACAATTAATACAATAACAGTTACTGTTCCTGGAGGTGGATATTATTCAAATGGAACAGCTACAATAACAACATCCACTGGATCAAGTGCTTCTATCACTTCTAATTTTGATTATGGATATGGGTTTCCTAAAGATCAACACGGAGATCTAACAACAATATTAGATAATGTACTGTCGTCAAATACATTTACTATAGGATCAATAAACTCCTTGAGTGGTATTAACCCAGGAACTGATTATAATTTAGCTCCTTTGACGTTTGCTTTCAATCCGTACATTGCAGGATTTAACAGAAGAGATTTAATCTTAGAATTAAATAATGTATCTGGAGGTTTTATTGTTGGTGAACCAATAACACAAGTAATACAACAGGCTGGTATATCTATGGATATTATAGATGTTACAGGATCATTTGTATCTGGAGAAGGAGTAATTCAGTCATCCTCTAATGCAAATGGAATAATTTCATTTGCTAATTCAACTGTAATTAATATTGCCAATACAAAAGGAACATTTACTGCCACAAATCCTATAACTGGGTTAACTAGTAATGCAACATCTAACGTATCTTCAAATACTGCTATAAACAATACATTTAATGCAAAAGGATTAGTAAAGAGTTCAAATGGTACACATATTACTCTAAAGCGTGTTTCATTTAATACATCCTTTGAAAATAGTTTTGGTATAACTGGAGTTACGAGTGGGGCAACGGCAGATATTTTAACAGTTATAAATGATGATAGTTCTAAAAGAATGGGAGATAATGCTGTAATAGGAGCCACAGCACAAACTGCTAATGGTGTAGCAACAGCCGTTGAAGTAGTTGATAGTGGTTTTGGTTATATAAATAAAGAGAGTCTTACTTTAACAAGTAATTCTAATTTTATTATTACAGGTACAGCAAACGTAATGCATTTTGGAATTGGAACCGGTCGTTGGAGAACTAAAAATAGTTTTATAAACGATGATGCTAAGTTACATGATAACTTTTACTACCAAGAATTATCGTATGTAATACAATCTGGCTTATCGTTAGATAAATATTCTAAAGTATTAAAAGATATACTTCATGTGTCCGGTACAAAATTGTTTGGGGAAGTAATAAAAGTTCAAGAGGCAGTTGGATTAAAAATATCCACTGCTAACAGTGATTTGACAGTGAGTTAATTGATGGCAAAAATAATTAGAAAAAATTTCAACATTCATAGTGCAAAGCAATTTATTGAGGCTATAGATGAACCAGCAAATACTATATTGTATATAGGTTATGGTAAACATACACCTTTTGCAGATGATGCAGTGCCCGATATACCTGTTGACGCTGAGTCTAATGGCCATTTTGATATATATAGAAACTTAATTGGTGGCAAGCAGTTAACATCATCTGATTTAAAGTCTATGACAAAAAGATATAATTGGACAGCAAATACAGTTTATACTATGTATGATGATAGAAAAAATATCACAGATACTCAATATTTTGTTGTCAATCAAGAAAATACAGAGTATAATGTATTTTTATGTTTAGATAATAATAGTAACTCTGCATCAATATCAGCTCCTCTTTTATCTGAAACTACAGCTAATGATTCAATATATGTAAAAACTGTTGATGGTTATCAATGGAAATATTTGTATACAATATCTACATCCAATTTTTCTAAATTTGCAACGGATCAATTCATTCCAGTAATTCCTAATGCGGATGTTTCAGGAAATGCAAACCCAGGATCTATTCAAACGATAGTTGTAGATACATCAGGAGAAAATTATAATGCTAGAGCAAATGGTAATATTTCTCAAGCATCAATAGGAGGAAATAATTTAATATTTGCTATTGAGAGTCAAACAGATGTATTATCAGCTAATACTGATTTTTATAAAGGTTCAGCATTTTATATTAATTCAGGAACAGGAATAGGTCAATTAAGAACTGTCAGTGAATATGTAGTTAGTGGGGATGTTAGAAGAGTAGTTGTCAATCAACCTTTTAATATAATTCCAGATTTAACTTCTCAATTTGTTATATCTCCATCTGTATCCGTATATGGTGATGGAACAGGGGCAGAAGCTCGAGCGTTAGTAAATACATCTACAAATGCTGTGAGTAATATTCATATGGTTAATGTTGGTACTAATTATACGTGGGCAAATGCAGTAGTTGTTGGTAATACAGGTATTGTAAATGCTATATCTAACAGTATAATAACATCAAACACTGCTTCAATACGGCCTATCATTAGTCCAAAAGATGGCCATGGTTCTGATGTTGTGAAAGAATTGGATGCTCATTTTGTTTGTATAACTACAACACAGTCTAATACTGAAAATGGTATATTATCTACTGAAAATGATTTCAGACAAATATCTTTAATAAAAGATCCTAAATTTGCAAATGTAATTATTAATATTACTACATCCGTAGGCACAACAACAGTGGGAGAGACATTATCAGGAGATTCCTCTAATGCTTTTGGTATTGTTGTTGGATCAAATACAAGTCAAATATCATTAACTAATGCTATAGGGTTTTTTACTTCCTCTGAAACAGTTAGAGGATTAACATCTAATAATACAGGAATTGTTACTTCCGTAATTCAACCTACTACTGTTTTCGATCAAAGACATAAATACACTTCAAATGTTATAACTACAGGAAGTGGTAGTGATCATGGAGGATTTATAATTGATGAAACTGTAACACAAAGTCCTAATACTGCATTAGTTGCTAATGCTGATTTGTTTTCAATAAATTCAACAAGTATATCTGTAACAAATCAACTAGGGATTGTAAATGTGTCTGATGTAGATGATCTAAATACCTTTGAAGGAATTTCTTCTGGAGCAGTAGCAAGTTTGTCAGCTGTTAGTACTCCAGATTTAGTTAACGGTTCTGGAGAAATATTATATATAGAAAATGTCGTACCAGTTTCAAGATCTAATACACAAAGTGAAACATTCAAACTTATAATTGAATTTTAAAGGATAGAAGATGCCAATACAAACAGATTTAAATATTAGTCCATACTATGATGATTATGATGAGACTAAAAATTTTCATAGAGTGTTATTTAGACCAGGAGTCGCTGTACAAGCTAGAGAATTAACTCAATTACAAACAATATTACAAAACCAAGTAGAAAAATTTGGAGAAAATATTCTTGTAGATGGAACAATTGTTAAGGGATGCACTTTCAATTTTACAAAGGGAATAGATTATATTAAATTAAATGACCTTCAAGCTGATGGTCAAGCTGTTCAAGTAAGTATGTATGCCAATCAAACTCTCGTATCAGCGTCATCTAATTTAACTGCAACAATTATAAACGAAGCAACTGGATTTGAATCACAAACGCCAGATTTAAATACATTGTATATTAAATATAGAAATACAGGTACTGGTGGACAAAAATTATTTGCTAATAATGAAGTTTTACAGGTATTGTATGCTAATGGTACCCCTATAGCAAATGTAACAATTGCAAACTCAACACACAATGCAATTGGAAAAGGTTATAGATTTAATGTAAATGATGGTGTAGTTTTTCAAAAAGGACATTTTGTCCAAGTTGCAGCTCAAAATATAATTGTATCAAAATATACAGCTAATGCTCATGATGTTTCAGTAGGTTTTGAAATAACAGAAAGTATTGTCAATAATTCTATTGACACATCTTTGTTAGACAATGCTCAAGGTTTTAATAATGAAAATGCACCTGGGGCATTTAGATTAAAACTTGAACCTAAATTGATTGTGAAAACAGCATCTGAAAAAGTTCTTGCTAATAATTTCTTTTCATTAGTGGATTTTGAGAGTGGTCAAACCATTACAAGAAATCAAACAACCCAATATAACAGATTAGGACAAGAGTTAGCGTCAAGAACAAATGAGGAAAGTGGTGATTATGTAGTAAAACCATTTTCTGTTAGATCAGAAGGAATATCTGGTAACTCAACTCATACAAATCTTGTTATTGGTGCTGGAATTGCGTATGTGGATGGCTATAGAGTTCAATTGCATGACGCTAAAAGAGTGCCTGTTGAAAAGGCTACTACCCTAATAGAAAAATCCAATCAAACTATAACACCTAACTTTGGTAATTATGTTATTGTTAATGAATTGTTAGGATCTTTAAATTATTCTGTTGGTAGCACAATAACATTACATCCAGTTGCTTATCAGGGCATTACAAATAATAATGCAGAAGCTCCATCATCTTTACCTAATTCAATAGGAACTGCCAGGGTGAGAGCAATAGAGAATCATGAAGGAATTCCTGGGACTCCAAATGGCTCATATAGAATATATTTATTTGATATTGATATGGCTGCGGGAAAACAATTCAGTAATGTTAAAGCATTACATTTTACCTCTACATATGATTTTGTTGCTGACTTGAAGTTAGAAAATAATAAAGCTGTATTAAAAGATAGTGGTATTGCTGTTAGTGTTCATCCTCTAGGATCGACTGGTGTTGCAACAATAAGAAATTTGTTAGGTCAAAATAATACTACATTTATTCATAGAGAGGTAAGTGAATCAACAACTTTTGCAGCAAATGGTTCACTTGAAATAAATTTGTCTGGTAATAGCAAATTTCCTTTTACTGATGCCTCAACATTAAATAGTGTGCAAGAGAGACAAATTGTAATTGTAGCATTGACTGGAGCAAATACAGTAGCTAAAACAGGAACCGTTTCAACATATTCAAATACAACTGTAAATGGTCAGGGTACAGATTTTATTACGGAATATAATGTTGGAGATTATATTTCAGTAACAGGTGAATCATCCTCAAGAAGAATATCCTCTATATCTAATACAACACATTTGATATTAGATACAGCTTTTGCATCGACGCAAACAACAGAAAATCACTATAAGAATTTTCCTAAAGATACACCAATTCCTCTTAGAGATAGAAGTGCTAATGTGGCAATCTCAACGTCTCAACAAAAGATGACTATTAATTTGGATGAGACATTAGCAACAACTATTGATGCGTCAGTTATCTATCCTGTTAAAATAGATAGTGCAGTTCAAGTAAATAAAAATTTAAATGAAGTGTTTACTAAAATTGATACATCCAATAATGTAAATACAAATGTTGGACCTTGGCCTCTTGGAGTTCCTGATGGCTTAAAATTGATAGCTGTATACAAAGGATCTACATATGCAAATACAGAAAGTGATGTTACTTCTCACTTTGAATTAAATAATGGTCAGAGAGATGCATATTATGGTATATCAACATTAGTTAAAAAATCTACGTCCACATTGTCAATCTCAACAAGTGATAAATTATTAGTCCATTTTAGTGCGTTCCAAAAAGATAGCACTAGTGGTGGTGCTGGTTTTTTCTCAATAGATTCATATAGTCCTACTGATATAGGAACATTAAATAATAATCAATTTAGAACTGCAGAAATACCATTGTTCAATTCACCTTCTTCCGGAAGACAATATGATTTGAGGGATTCAATTGATTTTAGACCTATGACAGCTAACACAGGGGTATATGCAAATACTATAGTTAGTGCAACAATAAATCCTGCTAATACAATAAGTTTTTCCAACGACAAATTTGTTGCTCCTGGTAGAGAATTTATAGGTGATTTTCAACATTATCTAGCAAGAATAGATTTGTTACATATTGAGTCAACTGGACAAATTGGTATAATAAAAGGCGTAGCCACAGAATCTCCTACTCCACCAAGTAAACCTGACACAGGTATGACTATAGCTACTATATCAATTCCAGTCTTTCCATCTTTAAGTATAACTGAAGCTATCCAAAATAAAAGACCTTCATATGGAATAAAGACAAGTATAAGACAAACAAGAAGATATACAATGTCTGATATAGGAGATATGGAAGAAAGATTGTCAAGATTGGAATATTATACATCTTTGAACCTCTTAGAAAAACAAACTACAGATTTGATAATAAAAGATACAAATGGTTTAGATAGATTTAAAAACGGAATACTTGTTGATTCTTTCAAGGATCTTAGTATTGGAAATATTAATAGTCTTGAATATAAAGCAGGTATAGATAAAGCGGCTTCTCAAATGATCCCAAAAGCTGAACAAGTTAATGTTGATTTAGTTTTCAATAATTCATTAAGTTCTAATGTTACTAAAACAGGAGATCTTATTACAAACGATTTTTCTGCTAATGTTATATTAAGTAATCCTTTTGCTACAAAGTCAAGAAATGCAGCAGAGCTTTTCCATCAATATAATGGAACGGTAACATTATTTCCAGATTATGATAATTTTTATGATACGACAATAAATCCAGAAAAAGTCACTAATGTTGTTATTGATATGACCTCTGGTTTTGAAAGTTTGATAGGTGAACTTAATAAAATAGATGTAATTAATCAAAGAAGATTTGATGTTATTAGTGATATATCTAGAGATACTTTAATTAATTCTACGACTACAGGTTGGAATAATGGTAATTCAGGAGGAACAGAAACAACAAATACTTTTGAGGTTATTAGAGATAGAACAATAAGAGAAACAAGACAATTGCTTAATGTAGCTGATAATAATACATCTACTGTTCAAGTTGGTGAATATATGACAGATATGGCATTACAGCCATATATGAGATCTAGAATTGTAAAGTTTGCTATCTTTGGATTAAGACCTTCAACTAGACATTATGTATATTTTGATGATGTTTCTGTAGATCAACATTGTAGACCTGCAGTAAATAATTCAGCTGACTCAAATATAACTGAAGATGATTTGGAAGAGATTGGAGAATTTGGAGGTAATATAACATCTGATGCATCAGGTGCAGTATATGGAAGTTTTAGAATTCCTGCTCAAACGTTTTTTGTTGGGGAAAGAATTTTGACTGTAGCTGATGAAGTGTTTTCATCATCTCTATCAGATGCGACGTCAATAGCATTAAGATCTTACAATGCATATAATTTTTCAATTGAAAAAGGCAGTTCATCTATTAGTACAAGACAGCCTGTATTTAATAGAGTAGGTTGGTCCAATACTTCAATTGATACAACTAGATCAGTAGAGACGAGAAGAACACGTCGAACAACATGGGTCCAACAAAATGATGATAGTGATGGTGCACCAGGTCCAGATCCATTAGCACAAACATTTTATATTGGTTCTTCGCAAGCAAGAGATGAAGAAGGAATATTTGTACCAAAAATGGATTTATTCTTTGCTGAAAAGGATGCTGTTGAGGGAGTAACTATAGAAGTTCGTACAGTTATGAATGGAACTCCAGCTGAGCAAATATTACCTTTTGGCTTAAAACATATGGAATCTTCTGAAATTAACACTAGTACTGATGGAACAGTCGCAACCACAGTTACATTCGATTCTCCTTTATTTATGAGACAAGGTAATGAATATTGTGTAGTTGTTAAGCCTGATGGAAACAATCCTGGTTATAAAGTTTGGGTATCTAAAATAGGACAATCAGATATTGCCACTGGTTCAGATAATATAACTCAGGATAACTTTGATGGTGTTTTATTTTTATCAACGAACAACCGCACATGGACTCCTACTCAGGATGAAAATGTTAAGATAAATATTTATAGATGTGAATTTGCTTCAACTGCAGGATCAGCTGTATTTAATAATCCTGATATCGAGTTTTTAAAAGTTCAAGATATTAGTGGTACATTCCTCAATGGAGAAATGGTTTATAAATTAGCTGCCAATGCAACTGCTCAAACAGTTAGTATGTCAGCTTCAAGTAGTAATCTTGTAGGAACAAGTACAAACTTTACTGCTGATTTTACTGTTGGTGACCGTATAGTCGTAACTGGAGCTGATTCAAATGGTACCGTTAGATCACAGGTATTATCTGTCAATAGCATAGCTAATAATACACAGCTTTCAATAAAAGGTCAACCATTATTTTCAAATTCTACATCTAATTATCAAATTACTCCTTCCGGTAAAGTAAATTATTACAATAATAATGACGGTGTAATACATTTAGATAAAAGTAATGCATCAAATTCTTCATTTATATTTTCAAATAATGATATATTAATTGCAGCTGATTCCAACTCTAATGCTGTTATAACTACAGTTGATAATCAAGTAGTGAGTCATTTTCAACCTTTAATGTATAGATTAACATTTGCTGGTAATATAACAAATACAGGTAGAACAACATTGACTGCTGTTGATAGTGTATCAAATACCACTTCTGTGAATATGAAATTTAATGATAACAATAGAATATTACCATTTGAACCTGCAATTTATAGTAAGAGTAATGAAATAACACAAAACTCTGGTAACAAAACTCTAACAACAACAATGAATTTGTCAACAGGTAAGTTAACATTAACTCCAGCATTGGATGTACAATCAACTAGTTTATTAACTTTTAATGCAGATATTAATAATTCTCTAACTAATGAAGCCTATACGAATGGTGAAGCAAATACAAAATACATTTCTAGAACTGTCACTTTAAAAGAAGGCCTAGATGCTGAAGATTTAAAAATATTTGTTTCTGCATATCGACCAGCTGGAACAGATGTAACTGTTTTTATAAAAGGTTTGAATGCTGCTGATAATGGTGAATTCAATGAAAAGAAATGGACCCAATTAACCAATTTAGGGAATGATGTTTTTAGTTCAACATCTAACGAATTTGATGTCATTGAATATGAATATGATATACCAAATACGCCTAATACAATTCCTTTAGTAGGAGTAGGATCAACAACAAACAATTCAGTTTCAATTAGTGTTTCTGGTAATACACCAGGATTCTCAAATGGATCTGCTAATTTAGTAGCTACTGGTACATTATTAAAAATAGTTAATTCAGATACCGAAACTGATTATCAAATATCTAGAGTATCTTCAGTAAATACATCTATAATAACTGTCGACCAGGTAATGAATTTTTCAAAGTCAGGTACTGCAATGGAAATATTATCCTCTGATCATGGTATGTTTAAAGATCCACAAAATGAATCAATAGCAACGTATTTCGATGCAAATGGTACTAAATATGATGAGTACAAATCATTTGCAATAAAAATAGTATTAACAGCAACTAGCAGTAACATTGTTCCAAAAGTTAATGACTATAGAGCAATTGCACTTTCAGTTTAATAAGGCACTTAATTATGAATAATGATAAATTCCAAAAAGATAACGATTCAAAAGCTGTACTAAATACTAATAGGAAATCTTATGAGGAATATAAACAAAAAAGAAGTGAGCAAAAAAAAGTCTGTGCTATAGAAGAAAAAATGGAATGTCTTGGTAATGAAATGAAAGAACTGAAAGATTTAATATATAAAATAGTTAAGGGTAAATAATGTCAGAGTCAAAATATATCGGTGCTAATGTAGCTACCCAAACAGACACTTTCGCTTCATGGATTGAACGTACAAATCAAATGGTATTTGATATGAGTACAGTTGTAATAACTACCTTTGCAAATAGTACTGGAGGACAAACAACTGGAAATGCTCATGTTAATGGTCTCTTTAGTGCTAATACTTTAATTGCAAAAGATATAATTAGAGGTGGTACAGTTAACTCATCAGGCTTACTTACTGTAGGATCAAATACTATATTTGCAGCCAATTCCACTCTTAATATAAATTCTAATACAATAGTTGGCAATACAGCATTATTTAATAAAAAAGTTACAACAACAGATAATACAGTATTTGGTGGTGCTAATACAACTATAACTTCTAATGTGACTATCAATAATACAAATACGAATATTACTGGGGCTCAAATATCCTCAACATCAAATGTAAGTTTGACAGGGGCAAATATTCATATTGTTTCTACAGCGGTAGATATTACATCTAATACACTTATTTCTGGTGATTTAACAATAGATTCAGGCAATTTAGTTACAACCAGTAATGTAAGTATGACATCATCTAATGTAGAAATAACAGGTGGTGAGTTAGGAATATCATCAAATGTTACTATTACTAATGCAAATGTATCTATAAGTTCTTCAGATGATACTTCAATTTCAGCAACAAAAATATCATTAACATCTGCAAATGTGGCCATAAGTGGTGGAGAATTAAATGTAACATCTAATGCCTCCCTATCTGGAGACTTATCGGTAGGTGGTAATCTAGATATAACTGGTGTATCAACACTTTCTTCTAATGTATCTATCGGTGAAAAATTAGCTGTTACTGGCGCTGTCACACTCTCTAACACTGCTAACATTGCTGGAGCCACAACTATTACTAATACTTTAGCAGTAAGTGGAAATACTAATATATCCGATCAGTTAACTGTTACAAATAATACTGCATTAAATTCTGCATTATCTGTTTCAGGTGTTACGACAATATCTTCAAATACTATTACAAGACAAGTTGCCCCAAGTGCTACAAACACATATAACATAGGAGCCACAACTAAAGCATATGCAAATGGTTTTATCAATTATATAACTACACGCCAAATTGCTGCTAATGGAGTAAATATTAGTGGAGGTAATATTGGAGCAAGTGGTTCATTAAATGCAAATGGAGGAATATCCGTAGCTGCAAACACTACTGCTAATGCATTTCAAGTTGATACATCAACAGGAAATATAGATACAATTGGAAATTTGGAAGTTGATGGAACAGCTAATATTGGAAGTAATGTTACTATACATGGATCTAATACTGTAATTACAGGACATCTTAGAGTAGAAGAGGATATGGAAGTTGTTGGTAATATTATATTCACATCCAACACAAGTGCTACAGACTTTACTATAACAAATGATACAGCTATAGGTGCAAACAACGATTCAGTTTTAACAATTAATGCAAGGGTCAATACAAATATTATACCTACGGACACCGATACATACGATTTAGGTAGTACTGCTAAAAGATGGAAGAATGTACATTCTCAGTCAATTAACTCCTCTAACGCTACTATTGAAAATATTTCAGTTACAGCTGACTTAGCTGTTGCCGGAAACACAGTTTTAGGGGATAATAGTGGGGATGTCATTGATACGAAAGGATCCTTTGCAAACAATGTAGTACCTACAAGTAATACTCTATCATTAGGATCTACAACAAAAAGATGGACAGTGTATGCAAACACTGTGCATCTATCGGGTAATGGTTCTACTCATATAGTAGATACAGATGCAGATTCTACAACACCGATAAATGTTAGAGTTGCAAATACAAGTATTGGTAATAGTGGCTTGGTAATAAGTTCAAACAATACACATTCATATCAAGTATGGCATGAAAATAATGATGGAGCGACTAGTGGATTGGATGCAGATTTATTAGACGGTCAAGAAGGATCATATTATAGGAATGCATCAAATATTTCTTCTGGAACATTAGTAGCTGCCCGATTGGCTACATCAGGAGTTTCAGCTGGAACATATGGAAGTGCTTCTGCAGTACCACAATTCACTGTAGATAATAAAGGAAGAATAACAAGTGTATCAGATGTATCAGTAGCAGGTGTTGATTCGCTTACATGGCAAAATAGTAATAATACATTAGAAGTAGGTTTATCAAGTGGTGCTACACTCAAAGAAACAATAGACACTTTTGATTCTGTTACAAACTTCAATGCTAATCTTGTTTTAAGTACATCAGCTAGAATCGTTGATAGTACAGGAGCAAAATTAGAAATATTATTTGCAAATGGTGATGTAGCCTGGCCACAATAAGGATTTTATATTATGGGCAATCCATTAAAATTAATTAGAACTGGAAATGTATCAGTTGACATTCAGGAAATGTCAAATAATGATATGAACTATATTACCCATCTGGTATTAAGAAAAGTTGCATTAGAATCAGATCTAAGTACAGGAGCTTTAAATGTATCAGGTGTTGGTACAACTGTTGGATTGTTTTCAGATACAGCACAAATTGAAGCAATTGGCCAACGGGAAGCAACAGGAGCATTTGTTACAACTACAACAACGTTATCTCAAAATCTTCAATCAGTTTCAGAAACGACCGTATCGCCTTTGGAATTAATAAACAAACAGCCTAAACCTATATCAAGTGCTAATTTAGATAGTAATATTATATCATATATTTCTTCTAATTTAGCCAACACATCAACACCATCGATAAGTCAATATTATCTTTCAACTTCTAGCCCTGCCTTTTCAGGCACATGGGTACAAGTTGCAACATTAGAAAATACATTTGGAGGTAATAGTGGAGCTTCTTCTGAAACAATAGGCTTGTGGAAAAAAACAAATGATTCAATACCTACTACAATCAGACCATTAAAATTAGGTGCCAATGGTACAATACAAGAAATGAGTGATGTTGAAATAGAAACATTAACAGATAGATATAGAAATAGAATTATACAAACAGGGATTGGTAAATATTCTTTATCAACTACACCACCAGCAACAGGAACATGGGTACAAGCAGGTAGCACATTTATTGATACAAGACAGCAAGTTACAGCAAATTCATATGTCGGAACATTTGCAGGTACATATAATAGAACATATACAGGTTTATTTACTGGTGTATTTCAAAATTCATTTACTAGGTTGTATACTGGTATGTATTCCAAAAATTATACGAGGCTATATACAGGTCAATATACAGGACAATTTACTGGTATGTACCAAGGTTTAGTTCAGAATAATTATGCTCGAAACTTTAGTAGGGTACGAAATGCAAACTTTACTCGTGATTATACAGGTGTGGCTAGGACTCAAACTTTTACTAGACATGTCACTTATGCATTTAGAAGGACAGTAGCTTTTCCATATACAAGAGCTTATTTCAATAATTTCACAAAAGCATATACAGCTGCATATGCAGGAACATATACTGGGTTATTTACTGGGCTCTATTCAAGAAATTACACAGGAATATATAGTAAACAATTTACTGGTCAATTTGCAAGGTCATATTCAAAAGCATATACAGGACAATTTGCTCGATCGTATACAGGTCAGTTTACAGGACAATACTCTAAAAATTTTACAAGACAATATACTGGAAATTATACTGGGAATTATACTAGTGATACAGTATCAAGTTCAACACAAAATATCTCAACAATAGCATTATGGTTAAGGGTGGCTTAAATATGAAATATATCAATCCAAGATGGTTAATACCAGAAACAAGAAAACAAATAGAAGTCGATTGTTTAAATAATGATGGGACAAGACAACGTAGTATTATTCCAAGAGATGAGCGTAATAGTGATTATCAATCTTTATTAATACAACATAGTATTGAAATAATTGAAAAAAACACTCAAGAATCTGTGAGAATATGGAGAGAAGAAAAGGCGCGTAGGGATCAGGAGGATAGAGAAAAAGATGAGCGAGCTCACAATGAAGCACTCTTTCTTGCTAAATTAGAAATATTTGATATGGATGAAGTGAAGAATTCAACCAATAAAGATTTAAAAAGACAAATCAGGAAATCCAAAAATAAAACTGAAGTTTTAATTAATGCTATTATTGGTATAATAAATGAACGAAACAAGACCAACTAAAGGATTTATGTACTCTGCAACACGCAGAGAACCATATCTTCATAGTGCAATATACTCAGCTGAAACTCTTAAAGATTATTATCCTGATGCGAATATCATAATATATACTGAAGAAAGATGGAGACATATAGCAGAAAAAGCTGATGTTTTTAACACAATTGTTACTGATTGTCCATATGATCAACGTACTAAACTTTATATGTTACAACATACTCCATTTAATAAGACATTTTATATTGACGCTGATACAGAAATTATGCATGAAGATATTAAAAATATATTTAATGAACTTCCAGATACTTCTGATATATGTATTACTAATATTAGAGATTATTCAGGTGCAGAAGTATATTTAACAAAAGATAAAATTCAAAGTCATAAAATGATACATCATTGTGGTGTATTTGGCTATTGGAATAGACCTCATATATTAAAATTTATGAAAAGATGGTATGAGCAATATCATTTTCAAAAAACCAAATCCTTTGAAATAGCAAACCCAAAATATTTATATAGTGTTAGACAGTGGGATCAATTTGCATGGTGGTACTTACTAAATGAAGAAAAATGTAATATTAAAATTAATATAATGAATGATGATGCAAGGTGGAATTTTATACACAATTACAAATCAAATGAAACAAAATCTGATATTGTTATATATCATCATACTTTAGTGGAAGAATGGATGAATGAACAAATTAAAAATAAAAAATAAAAACATAAATGATATTCTTTTAAATATACAAAATTCTATACTATCAGTTGATGAGCAACTATTATATGATATTGCATATGAAAATAGGTTGGGAAGAAATGGTAAGAAATTTAACAAAAGTCTTGATATAAAAAGTGGAACAAGTTGGGATTATCATAAACATTTAATAGTAGAAGATCAAAATGGTAATCATAGTGGATGGCCTGATTGCTCGATGCTTGTTGATTATAAAAATATCTATGATGAAAGAATAAATAGAAATGAAACAATACGTCATTGTGAAGACTTAACTTTAGAATTAGGAGCATCTAATAATTCATTAGCATGCTATTATCCTAAAAATGGTTATATAGGATGGCATCATAATGCAAATGCACATGGTTATAACGTATTATTTACATATAATGATTGTAATGGTGGTTACTTTGAAGAATATGATATTAAATCAGATAAATATATAAGACATAAAGATGGAATAGGATGGACAGCAAAGACTGGATATTTTGGATCGCATAGGGAACCAGAAAAAAAAGTTTGGCACTGTGCAGCTAATCATAAAGGTAGAAGAATAACAATATCTTATATTATTGATCAATATGATATGTGGATGGATATGATAGATGAACTGGATAATAATTGAATATCCAATGATTTTTATCTAAAGATAAAAAAAAGTTTCCACCTGTTTTGTTTAATAAACACACATGCATATCCTTTTGTTCCCTTCTAATTTTTTGTTGGTCTAGATAAGAATATACCTTTAAGTCATGAAAATATCGAGTACTTTTTTTACCCAATATATTATAAAAAAATCTATCCATTGACCAAAAAGGATACCAATCCCCTCGTTCTATTGCTTTAGATATTTTTTTGTATTGATTGGATTCTCTATTAATATACATTATTGAAGAATTTATAAATGTAGGTTGAGCAATATCATCCATATTAGAATCATCCCCCCACTCTGGATTTATAAACAATAACGCATTTGATTCTATTTTGTTAAAGCTATATCTACTCTGTATAATAATATCTAAATCCAAGGCTATAAACTCATTAGGTAATGGAAGAATCGGATTAAAATAATGTAACTTATTCCAAGCCCCTTCATATTCACTTTTTGGCACCATATATTGTTGTATTTTATTATTAATATTTCTATAGCGATCTGTAATGCATATAAAATGATCTATCTTGTTATATTTAAAAACCATATGATATAAAGCATCAACATAAGCATTATTATACTTATCACCAAAATTCACACACACGTATTTCATAATCCACCATTTAATATAAGCTAAATATATATATTATATAGTAATTTATAATAGAAGTCAAGAGGGTTATACGATGGCAGCAAAAGCTAATCTTATTATAGATCAGGGAAGCAAATTTAATATTGTGGTAAATATTACTGAAATGTCTGGGGATATTTTTAATCTGACTGATCATACATCAGCATGTCATTTTAGAAGAACATATTCTTCTAGTAATTTTTTTACTATCACAACAAATATAACAAATCCAACTGGAGGTGTTATGGAATTAAGTATGACATCATCAGAAACCAATGTTGTTCCAGCTGGAAGATATGTTTATGATGTTGAAGTTTACAACACGTTAAATAGTAACAATGCAACACGTGTATTAGAAGGTTTAGTAACTGTAACACCAGGTGTAACAAGAGGAAACTAAAATGGCAATAGATACAAATCCAGGAATCAACGCAAATACTACCACCGTATTCAGAAGTGGTAAAACAGCAATTGCTAAAGTTCAAACAGCAACACCAGAACAAGTATCCAGAATTATGTTTGGAAGTGCTGGTATAAAACAACAAGTTGTTTTTCAAGGCGATGCTACTATTAGCAATGAAGCAGCTACTAGTTTAGTTTATGATGTTGAATCCAATACGTTTTTAGTTCAGAAAGTTAGTGTACACGGCGGATTTTTCTAATGTCTGATTATAATGTTATTCAAATAAGAACGAGTAACACAAATGACACACCAGCAAACGGTATACTGTCAAGTGGAGAACTTGCATATTCCTTTACATCTAATGATTTGTTCATTGGATCCGTATCAGGTAATGTTCCCATATTAGTAGCTCGAAGTAATGATACAGCTAAATTAAACTTTGGAGAAACAATAGCAAATGTACAAGCTACAGATGTAACAATATCAAATACATTAACTGTAAACGGGGATATACTTCTTAGAGGTAGTGCTTTAACAATTGGAGATGGCAATGATATCATATCTTTAGGAGCTACAGTAAACACCAATATTATTCCAACTACTAATACAACTTTAAATTTAGGTAGTGATACAAATTATTATTCAAATCTTTTTGTATCCTCGGTCTATTTAACTGGGGATCCAACAGAAAATTTACAAGCAGCAACTAAACAATATGTAGATACAACTCTATCCACTGCTGTTTCTAGTATATCATCAATAGCAAATTCAATCCCATTAGGTATTCCTGATGAAGACGGTATATATTCTAATGGAAAATCAACAACAGCTGAAGGTGCTGTAACATCATTAACTTCTTCCACCAACGTATCAGATGCGGTAGATAAACTAAATGAAGTTATGTTAAATGTATATAACAATACATATGTAAGAGATGTATCATTTACAATTAGTAATACAGCAGGTGGAGCTCCACTAGATACAGAATTAACAATTACAACAACAGGAAATCCAAATAGATTTGATATAAGTTGGGGAGATGGAACATTTTCTAACAACACAAGTGATTCAACTCCGAATCATACATATACAAATACTTCTGGGGGATCATATAATATATCTGTAGTAGCATTCAATAATAATGCCTTAGGAGAAGGTAATAATGCAACTACTACAGTAAATAATGCAATAGTTGTCTTTACTCCTGATCCATCTGCAGCATTTACAATACATGATGCATTGACTAACGGAAATACTATTATTGAAGCCAATACAGGAGATCAAATATTTCTTGACAATAATACAACCAATGCTAATGGAGTCGTTGCTACATTTCATATCAATTGGGGAGATGGAACATCAGATTCAATATCTAATACATCAGTAGAAGGTGGAACAGAAGGATCTAGAATAGATCACATCTATACATCAGATACAGGTTTTAGTACTAATACTATAACATTATCAATCAATACTCATTCAACTGCTAATCCAGCCTCTTTACCAGATAGTATAACAAGTGTTATAAAAATATTTGATACAAGTATTGCTCCTCCTCAAGGCTTAGCAAATAAAACATTTACATTATCTTCAAGTTCTGTTGGTTCCTCACCAAGAGTTGCATCAGGATTTATTGACAACTCTAGTGGAACGACATTAAATGTTGGAGACACACCTATAAGATATACAACTTCAGGAAACATACAAACATCAGGTTCTGTTACAACCCAATTTACACATGATGCGGATAATGGTACACTCACAGCTTTAATAGACAATTCAGCTGACGGAAGTATCACATTTGATTCAAATGATAATTCTGGTACATATGACTCATTAGTTATAATTGATGAAAGTGATTTCAATCAATTTAGTAATACAGGAACTAGTGTTTCTAATATTCAGAAGATATATGCCTCAGGATTGTATTCAGGATTTAAAACTAGAATAAGTAAAAATAATTTATCTATTGGAGCTCATACATATAAATTATTTCATAGTACAACAGGTAATACAAATCAATTAGATTTTATAAAAGATAACTTAACATCAACTCCAAGTATAGATTTTTCAACAACAACAGTTACAGAAAATACAGCTGGGACTTTAGCATATGTTTCAGGTATTCCATATTATACAAATAATGCTAAGATTAATGTTATAGGTACAAAAATAACAAACTTAACAGGACAGACATATAGAAATACAACAACTCCTTTTACTTTTGGTAGTGGCCAAATATTTGAAGGAGAATCTGGGTCAATAATAAATTCTCAAAGTAAAACATATACTATTTTACCATCATCCCAATTAAATTCAAATTATCCAATAGCCAATACAGGAATGTCATCTCCTATAACATTAGATACATTTCAATTAAATATTAATGGAGGAGGAAAAAGAGTACAGGGTTTCAATATGAATGTTAAAAATGTTAATGGAACGAGTACGTCTGTTAATTTTAGTAATACAAAAATCTCTGTAATGAATGGATCTTCTTCTGGTATAAATGAATTGGCAATTCCTGTGAGTGATTCATTAGGAGCAACCTTTGATGATGATGCTGTAAGAATAACTGGATTTACAGGAGTCAATCCTACTTTCTCAAGTTCAACAAATTACTATACAGGTTCAACGTGGAGTGGAGCTCAAACTATTATTGGTACTGATGAAGCTGTAATTAGATACGGATCTCTTCAACACTTTGCTTCAGATTTAAGCACTGGATTCTTACCAGCTGGTCCTAATCTTAGTTCAGGTCGATCAGGTACACAAAAAATAATAATTGCATTTAGAAGAACCCAAGTAGCTAACTTTAATGTCACATTGAGTGGAAGAGTTTCTTCTTTTCATATTGCTGCTCCTGGAACAGGTATAGATTCTGCATCAACTTTAAATGGATGGTTAGATGCTGGAGATACCTATGCTGGTAGCGGTATACCTGGAGGTAATACAGGAAGCGGTGGTAATGGATCAGATGGATGTGCATTTACATCAGGAGATACAATTCTTGCAAATACTACATATAATAACAGAAGTTTCCAATTGACATTAGGTAGTGAAAATGGCACTAATGCATTTGGAAATCAAATATTAATATCAATTGGTCTTTCATCAGGCCAATCTATATCTGCGTTGAGTATATCATAATGACAATATCTGATTCGCAAAAAGTTGATCTATTATGGAAAAAGATTGGTTTTGGTAAAGTAAAAACTGATACCAATGATCTTAAAAAAGCTCCTAACGAAGTATTTGTATCTAAACCTATTATTGATCCTTTAGCTATTTGGAGTGAATCAGCTTCAATACCAAATGTTATACCTACAGCAAATACAACAATTGTAAAATTATATACTGGATTTCAAACAACTGAAGATGATACAGCAACAGCTAGAAGAACATGGACTACAAGTATACAAAATTGGATACCTCCAATATTTGGTTCTACATATCAATTAAAAGTTTATTCAGCTCCTACAGGATCCTCAAATCCAGTATCAACTGGAGTTCAATTATTTGAAACAGGATCAGGAAATAATGATGAATGGTATTTTGATTATCAATCAGGAGTACTAAACTTCATAGGAAGTAATTTGCCTTCTTCTGTAACATCAGGAAAAAGTATATTTTTAACAGGAGCTGCTTATACTGGAAATTTAGGTTTGACAGGAGTAGGTTTATCTGGTTCACTTATTACTAATACAACAATTAGTGATAGTAACATATCTAATACTGATATATCCGATGGTACATTGACTAACGTAACAATTAATAGCCTTTCTCAGCCATTAGAAGTAAAAGACGGTGGTACAGGTATTAATACATTCGTAGAAAAAGGTGTTATGTCAGGAGCAAATACTTCTGCTATTGCATTTACTACAGGTACCGAAGGTCAAGTTTTACAATATGATGCTGATGGAGATCCTATTGCGGATGATATAGACGGTGGAAATTTTTAGATAAATAGTAGGTAAGTTTGATTATAAGAGGTGACATATGATGGCGTCTAAAAAAAGAATAAGAAAACCTTCTGTTAAAAAGGAAGTTATAAAAAAAGAAATAGTAAAAGATGAACTTCTTGTTGACACTACTCCAAAAGTAGAGTATAGTAATAACTATATAAGTTCTCAAAATTCTGAGAACACTTTTCCTGGGGATGAAGGTGATAATTTTGATGATGATTTCTGGAGACGTTATATAATAAATCAACAAGAAATAATAAGTGATTTAGTTAAAAAAAATATGTTATTAAATACCGAAATGCAAAGATTGCAGGGTATGCTGGAATTACAAGAAACGAAAATTAATATTTCTTCTTCTGCAGCAGAATTTAAAGACCAAATGGTTAATATAGCAAACAAGCAAGCTGCAGAAACAAAGAAGCAAGCTAAAGAACATGCTGACAGATTAAAAGAAAAAGAAGATAGTCTACAAAAGAAAGAGCCTGATCCAAACTTTAATAAATATATGTTTAGACCAGATATAAAAAAAAGAATAGCTCAATTGAGAGAAAAACCTAAACAAGAAGAAAATATAAATAAAGAGAAGAAACCAAAACCAATAATAGCCAAAGAAGAATTATATCATTTTAAGCCAAAGGTGGTAGAGGTTAGAAGACAGGGCCTGTCAAAAAGATCTAAGGAGTAAATAAATGGCGTCAATTATTAAACTAAAAAGAAGTACAACCCCAGGTGGTGTACCAGCTAATAGCGCATTAGCTGAAGGTGAATTAGCCATCAACATTGTTGACAAGAAATTATTCTCGTCTAACGGTACATCAGTCTTCCCAGTTAGTGGAGATCAATACAATCTGGAACAAAGTGGTAACGCTACTGCAGCCACTGTAACATTAACTGTCGACAATACCAATCAGACCAATGATAGTATTGTAATTGCTGGTAGTGGTACAAATATAGTTTCAGGTAACTCATCACAAGTAACTGTTACTGGAACAACATACAATGTTGGAACCAGTGGTAATACTACACAAGGTAATATTACATTAACAGGTACCGGTGGAGGAGATTCTGGTGTAGGAACCGATGTTTCAAAAATAGTTGGAACGGGTGGAGCAGTAGTTGCTGGTAATAGTTCACAAATAACAGTAGAGACTAGTACATACGAATTAGGAACAACTGGAAATTCAACAATCGGTCAAGTAACACTAACACCTGCAGGTGGTGGTGATTCATCAACAGAAACAATTGTTTTTGCTGGAGGTGCTGATATAGGTATTTCTGGTAACAGCACACAAATAACAGCAGTTAACCAATCTACATTAGAAACTGTTACAGGAAGAGGTGCTACTACATCTCAAGCTATTACAATTAATAATACATTAGCGGCCGGTAATACGACTATTACAGGTAAAGTAGAAGCTACAACAGCTGAATTTGGTAACACAGATATAACAGGAACATTAACAACAACAGGTGGTTTGGGTATTTCTGGTGCGTTAGAAATAACTGATGCAACTCAATCATCAAGTAATACAACCGGTTCTATTATAACAGCTGGTGGTATTGGTACTAGAAAAAACATTACTGTTGGAGAAAACCTTAGCGTAGAAGGAACATCAGGATTTACTGGTAATGTAGTAATGTCAGATGCAGCATCTATTACTAACACTTTAACAGTAGGTGGTGTTCTTGATATTAATGATACAACAGATGCGTCAAATACGACATCAGGAGCAGTTCAAGTAGCTGGTGGTGTTGGAGTTGCAGGGAACACTCATATTGGGGGTGAATTGCATGTGGGTAGTCACGCAGTTATAGGTGGAAACCTAACTGTTCAAGGTACTACAACAACAGTGTCATCAACAACAGTAGCTGTTACTGATAATATGTTAGCGTTAGCATATGATCAAACAGGAGATAATACAGATGCAGTTGATGTTGGTTTTTATGGAACATATGATGAGTCAGAGGTCGATAAGTATAGAGCTTTCTTTTTTGACAAATCCGAAGGTGCATATGTAGCGACAACAGGATTAACACAAGTCCCAGGTGGTGAAGTTGTATATACAGATGCAAATTTAGCACGATTAGATGCAATCATCGACGGTGGTACATTCTAAGAAAACATTATTTTATAGAAGGGGAAATTCCCCTTCTAATTTTTTATGATTATTATGAGGTTATTATATCATGTCATCTTTAGACGAACAATTAAATCAAACATATCTACAATTTCTTACTAATGAAGTACAATCAATGTCACTTGAGCTAATTAAATATAAAGCACAAGTTACCGTACTACAAAATAGCACAGCTGATACAGCAAAAAATAATGCAACATTGATGGAACAAAATTCTTTGCAAAAGCAAAAAATAATAACACTTGAAAGTCAATTGGAAAAAGCTGAAGCTAGAAAAAATCTATTAAGTACTAAATCAAAATCAAATAGTACGATCAAATCCAAGAAAAAAAAATAAAAATTTAATTTAACTAAATAGGTAATAGACTATTTAGTCATTTACGCCTCTATATAGAGGTTATTTATATTTTTCCTCTATATAGAGGCTGAATAAGGAACGCAGATGTCGTCGAAGATTTTTATTAAACGCACGTCCGTTGCTGGACGTACGCCCAATACTACAAATTTAGGTACGGGTGAATTAGCGCTTAACATGATTGATGGAATCATGTTTAGTTCTAACGGAACTAATATCTTTGAAGTCGGTGCCAATGTTTCCTTATTAGCAGCCAACTCTATATCAGTAAACAGTCAATACTCACTTCCAACTATAGATGGAACTAATGGCCAGACTATTATTACAGATGGTAATGGTGCTCTATCTTTTTCTGATCCTGGCCAACTAGCTGATGATACTGTAGCCAACAATCTTGTTATTGAAGGTAATCTAACAGTAACAGGTAATATAACTTACATTAATAGTACTGAACTTAATATTGGTACTAATTTTATTAATTTAAATACTAGAGTTGATGCTAATACAAATTCACCATTTGATTCTGGTATTAATATTAATAGAGGTGCATTACCCAATACAGCATTGTATTTTGATGAGACTGATGATAGTTGGAAATTCACTAATAATGGTTCTGACTACATATCTATTTTTACTGGATTAGAAGATGTATTATCTGCAAATGCAGTAGCACATTCTACAATTGAAGCTAATAATATTACAGCAAATGACATTACTGCAAACAATGTAGATCTTAATGTTATTAATATAAGCAATAATATAATAAAAACAAGCAATTCTGCTACCACATCATCGCTAGCTACAGCAGTTATAGATTCCTATTCCAAGAGCTTATATTCATCCTCTCAATATCTCATTGAAATGAATTCATCATCAGGAAAGCAATTTACTCAAATAAATGTTGTATATGATGCAAATAATGTACACATATCAGAATTTGGAAAAGTATCAACAAGTTCAGATCTAGGCAATTTTTCAGCTGAGATGTCAGGAACAGATGTTAGATTGATAGTAACGCCCACACTTTCTACATCAATAGATATAAAAGTTTATCGTACATCTGTAACAATATAGTATTATAAATATGCACGTATAACTTTTCTGTTATACAAAAAAATATTTTTTAAAAATTTTAATAAACCGCGGTATTCATGCGCTTGCTTTTTATAAATAATCGTACGAATGCATTGATGATTATATTATTCCAAGGTAACCTTAATAACTAATTCTGGAGAAAAATAATGGCGACCATTAGCAAAGAATTTCTCGCCCAGTATGGCGTTAACTCAAATAGTAACAAGATTATTAATCTTGCTACACCGACTGCAAATACTGATGCAGCCACAAAGAAATATGTTGATGATCAATTAGTTGCATCTGCTTCTAACACATCATT